TTACAACACCAAAACAAAAAGAAATCGAAAAAAATATCGACATCTTCAAGTCATCAGAAGAAACAGATAAAATTGAAATCATCACAAGCCGCGAACTCGAAGAACGCCGAAAAACATACGGGCACATATTCGAAGGACGACAAACTCCAATCACACGAGAGGAATGGATGCCAAAATCAAGAACAGTACACTCCAAAGAATTTATAGAGTTTATAATCTCCATAAATACACTAGGCTTTAAATATAAAACACAATATAGAAACTTTAGCCTATACTGCCAACAAGCATACCAATGGCTACAAGAAAACAAAAGCTATACAGACCTATACGAAGACGAAGAACGTGAAGAGTTCATTATGAACGAACTTCACAGATGCGACGAAAACGCGCTTTACTTCCTTAACAAATACGTTTACTACAAAGAAGGTAGTCACGAAGATGGACGAGCAAAATACGTAGCAAGCCCAGTGCACGAACTTATGGCATTCCTAGATGATAGCGAATACTCGGTAGCATTAGCAAAAGGTCGTCAGATTGCAGCAACAACAACATTAATGGCCCTTGACGTAAGAGACGCAGTATTCAAGACAAATCACTTTATGAAGTTTATCACTGAGGATGTCGAGAAAGCCGAAGAGATATTCGAGGATAAGCTAAAATTTGCCTTCTCAGCACTTCCGGAGTGGATGCGGCCAAATGTATTGTCAGAACGAGATAATCTTTTTAAACTAGGATACAAGCCCGAAAAAGGCATAAAAGAAGGTGTTGGTTCAAAGATAATGGTGACAGCACCAAAAAGAACAGCAGTTGCCGGCGGTGCACCACAAAAAGTAAAGATAGATGAAGCTGGTAATATTGGAATACTTGGCTCCATGATTAATAACGCCCGACCTACAATGCTTTGGTATAACCCAAAGACTAAAGAGATGGAAATTAAACGTCAACTTTGGTTTTGGGGCACGGGCGGCCAAATGGACCGTGGCGGTAAATCATTCGAAACAGAGTTTATGGGCATTTATACAAACTTTATGGAAGGTAAGTTTGTAGACGCTATTATCCCTATATTTTTAGATTGGACATGTAGACCAGGTATAACACAAGAAATTTACGATAGTGAAAAAAGTGTAGCGTATTCAATTCAGGGAGCAGAAGCAAAAGAAAAACGTACCGAGTTCCATCAAACACTACCAACAAGCCTTTCTGACGTATTTAGAACGTCGGCAAAGACATTAATAGATGACGACATTATAGAATCATCATTAAGAAGAATACAAGATGCCACAAGACAAAATGGAGCACAACTTGTACAAAAGGGATACTTCGAGCCGATATACGACTTTACAAAACCTGAGTTTGAAAGCTCAGACGTTCCATATAGAATTATAGGAGCTGAATTTGTACCCACATCAGACATTGACGAAAGAGCTAGTACAATAGTATTTATGCACCCAAAAGAAGGATGGAAAAACAGATACTTCCAAGGGACAGATCCAATTCATACCGATACAGGACTTTCATTGATGGCATCTGCAGTATGGGACAAGCACCTAAAATGCCCCGTAGCAATTCTTAATTGGAGGATAAATGATTACCGCCAAGTATTCCTTCAAACAATGTTAATGGGATTGTACTACGATACTGAACAGTTTAAATATGGCATCAAGGAACTCGTAGAAAGTAACGTTGGTACATCATACACTCAATACAAAACAGATAAGGGCTACGATAAAGAATTAGTATTGAACTACCAACTTCCATTCGCTTTTCAAAATAAAACGACGATTAATGAAGGTATAGGAATCGACAACAAAGCTGTAAGAAACACCATGATCGTAAATAGGCTGCAAGAAATGATTAGCGCCTATGGAGATAAGAACTACTTTAAAATTTTCTTTGAACAGCTAAAAACATTCACCTGTGTGATGTCTAACGGCGGAAAAGAAATGTGGGGACCCATTAATAAAAAAAATTTTAGAGATGACGTTTTGTTTGGTGTTGTTTTTTCATATATTTGTGCTGAACTCTGTTTTCCTGAATTACAACCTGAGAATTTATCAAAAGAAAATATCAGAACAAGAATTGTTTTTGAAAACAGATACGATAAAGATTTTAACCTAGTAAGGACACCGGTAAAAGTGAAAGCCTAATGGAGCAAGTAGAAAATAAAGAAAAGCCGATTCTATTCGGACCATCTACAGGAAAACATTTGAAGAAAATGTATCCCGAACTTGCCAATGAACCACTATTTAAAGAAATTAAGAATGACGACCTTTTATTTGCATGGTACTTAGGAAATAAGTCAAGCCCCGTAGATCCCGAATGGCCCGAAGAACTAAGATACAAAGAATCTGCAAGACAAGCCATTACAAACGATGTTGAAAAGAGAAATGCTTACGCTAATAAAAACGTTCCTGAAAGCGTAAGACTAGCAGTAGAGAAGATGGGAACATACTCTCCAAAAGCACGAGAGCTTGCAGCAAGAACACTTCAAAATCACTTTCATAACATGCTTGAGATGTCACAAGTTAATGTTAAAGAGGATTTTAAATATATTGATAAAGAAGGTAACGAATTGATTGATTGGACAGCGCGTAATCAGTATATAAGCAGCGTAAAAACATCAGTAGAGGTACTTCCAAACCTAATCAAACAAGTGGAAGAAGGTTTTGGAATTGAGAAAACTAAAAAAGAAGAATCGGGAACTCGCGCAATTGATAAATTTCATAACGACAAAAAAAATACTTCTAAATAATGTTTTTTTTAATATCAAACGGTCAAGATAGACCAAGCATCCTGTCTAAAAATAAAGACGAGAAATATCACATAGATTTCGCGAGGTATTGCGTTGGACAAGCGAATAACGAGCTTCAAAACTCATTCGTAAGAAAATCACAACTCAATAAAAACTTTTATAAGAATAACTCCTGGGCAAACGCAGAAGACCTAGACTCCTTCTTTAAGGACGATACAGATCAATCAAGAAATAGGATTAAGATGCGTAAGAACATCATTCGTCCAATGATTGAGCAATACAGAGGTAATGCCATAAGAATGAGCATAAACTTTAAAGCTAAAAGCATATCCTCACAAGCTATAAACAGACGTGAGAATGCCTTGGCAAAACAATTACACTTTTCAGCAGTTGCTAATGACCCAAATAATCCTTGGGCAGCAGAAATGAAGGTCAAATACGGAGTTGGAGATAACGAACAAGAAACAAGAGATATTTTTGAAAATGTTTACGTCGATGAATACGTTGAAAGCATAAACTATTTATTAGGATACATCGCCGAAAGAAATGAGTTTGGAGAAAAGCAAGTAAGACTTGCGGAAGAGCTTGGACTTACAGGAATAGGTATCATGGCGGATTACGAATACTCCGGACACCAACAATTCGAAGTAGTAAAGTCAGAAAATTTCTTCTTCGACAGAAGCGCTAAAGAATATGACCTTACAGACTCCGAGTTCATGGGAGAGCTTATCTACATGAACGCTAGTGAAATTTTTGAACAATGGCCCGACATAAAAGATGAGAATAAAGTAGCGATTGATAACTACGCAAAAAATTACCGTAAAGCAGCAATCGACTCTCAGGATAACCAAAACATGAACTATACAGGAAAGGTTCCCGTATTTAAAACATACTGGAAAGATGCTGACGTTTATGAATATGGATACGTTAAAGATGAGTTTGGATATGATTACCTTACAAAAATAAATCACATCGAAGAAGGGGAAGAAAAGCCTCGCTATACAGATGCAGACCTTATAAAAAGTAAAAGCCAAAGAGCAAAACGATTACTCGGTAATAATCTTAAAAAGAAATTGTCTGTTGATACATTAAGAATGGCAATATTCATCCCTCAAGAAGTAATGGCACTTGGAGGAAGAACAAACCAAGATATTCAATACAAAGACACTCTTCTTGAATACGGCGTTGCACCATACCAAGAAACAGAAAACCTTGACTTCGACAGCGTTAAGTTTCCATACAAATGCTACTGTTGGGGATACGTTGATGGAGAAGTATTATCTCCAATTGACGATGCTATTGACCCACAAAGATTTATCAACCGTATCATGTCAATTACGGAAAATCAAATTAATAACTCTCGCGGTTCAGGATCAGTAATTGATAAGTCAATGGTGGATGACCAATCAGAATTATTAAGAAATATTAATCAGTCCAAGCCAATTTTAATTAACGCTAAAGGACGAGGAGTTCAAAATGCTGTTAGTTCATACGACACGACGGTTAAGCAGGGCACGATGGTATTATTTAATATCATGGATGCAATGGGTAAATTAACCCAAGAGATTACAGGAGTAAACGAAGCTTTAAAGGGAGAAAGTACAGGCTCAGACCAATTAGTAGGAGTAACACAATTACTTATACAACGTGGTTCATTAATGCAAGAACCTTTCTATAATGCGTTGACAAACATTTACAAACAATGTTATCAATCAGCAGCATCTAAAGGAAAAAGAATTTATGCTGATAACGAAAGAAACATTTGCATCGCCGTTGGTGATACAGGCGCTAAGGTAATTAAGATTAGCCAGGACATGAAGCTGGAAGATTTTAGAACATTCATCAAGCGCCAAAACTCTGACGAGATGCTTATAGAATCAGGAAATCAAATGTTACTTACATTATTCAGCATCGTTAATCCTGATGGATCTAAAATTATTGACGAAAAACGTTTCGCAAACTTATGGGGCCGTTCAACTCCGGACGAAATCGGACAAGCACTTCGTCAATACGCAAAAGAAAAACAAGAATTGCAACGTGCTCAATCAAAAGAAATGAACGCTCAAAAAGCAGCTCAAGAACAAGAGATTGCTAGACAAGAACAAGAAGACAGAGCTATGATGGAGTACG